TAATGTGTAGTGCAGATATGGAGGCGGCTGGATACGCCTTATATGACATAATACCTCATGTTGAATTCCGAGGACGTAGAATTATATCTATCGAGGGAGCTCAAACCGGTGTATACTGTGTATATACTAAGAGGCTTGATGTGACTTTATTGTATTGTAAAACTGATATAGACCTTAAGAGTGCTTATCCGCCTGTATTGTTGCGAGCAGCAAGGTGGCAGTATGGGCCGGACCTAATGCCTTATGGGCTAGTCACTACTAATGAGATACTCATGAACGCATTCTTTGTAAATAGCACTTCTAGGAGACAAAGGCCGGCACTACAAGCTGAAAACTTTGTCCGAAAAGCACTTCGAGGTAGTATAGAAATACCTCCAACAAAAGTCTCAGCGAGACATTTGAGATACGTAACTACACGTGAGCTTAATTCTGTTCCATATGATAGGTTGGTAGAACTGGCCGGTTTTACTTTCAACACATTACACTCGTTATATAAGGCTAAGGACTTGCATGAATCGTTTTTTGTAGGCTTAATAATGTGGGCTATGAGTGTGCCTGACGAGATAAGACCTTGGATAGCTAAGTCTGGTATCTGGCTATGGAAGTTTGATACTGTCGAGCAGTTTGCTAAAACTATCAAAAACAAGTTTACACTCAGGTTGAAAGCCTTACAGAATTTAGTACCCATAGATTTGACGCCAGCTTTTGAAATGGAAGTGTTAGTGAACAGAGGTGTTGGCAGTGTCGATTGGGATGCTGAAGAGTCTAACAGGACCAAACCCAAGTTGGCAGAGTTTGACAAAACATTGATTCTGACTGAATGTGTAAAGCTTTTTAAACGTGCTTATAGTACGGGTAGCAGACCTAAGAAAATGAAATGGGAAAAGTACTGGAAGAATAGGTACCAGTGGGCACCTACAGGAGCATTTCATTCACAGTATGCTGAGGACTTAACGTATTTGGCAAAAGACAGATTGTGTCGCAACAAGCTAGATACACTGACGAAAATGCCTAAAAGATCATTAGAGTATTTTTTAGAGAGGCCGCCTCAGATAAGAGCATGGGCGTCCACCAAATACGAATGGACAAAGATGCGTGCTATATATGGAGTGGATGCTACCAACTTCATACTAACAGGTTTCGCCATGGGGGATTGTGAGAGGACATTGAGTAACATATTCCCTATAGGTGATACAGCAACGGAAGAGAATGTTCGTTGTACGGTGAAGGAGGTTTTACGTAACGGTGTACCATTTTGTTTTGACTACGAAGACTTCAATTCACAACATAGTACAGAAGCAATGAAATCAGTGCTTGAGGCATACATCCTAGTTTTTGAGAAAAGCTTGTCACAGGAGCAGCAGGCTGCTTTGGTATGGGCGATTGATAGTCTTGATGACGTTAAAATCCGTGATGACAAACAGAGGTGGTACAAGACAAGTGGTACATTATTGTCAGGCTGGAGACTGACTACATTCATTAATACAGTATTAAACTATGTGTATATACAGCTATTAGATACACCAATTAAAGTGTCTACTCACAATGGTGATGATGTACTGGCTGCCGTCACAAGGTTTTCTGATGTACAGAAATTGATGTTACGTGCTCACAAGCATAAAGTAAGGTTTCAACCGCAAAAATGTTTTCTGGGCGCTACGGCAGAATTTTTGAGGATAGACCATTCTCGGCCTGGAGCTGGACAATACTTAGCACGGTCCATTTCCACTTATGTGCATGGCCCAACAGAGGCTGCATTACCTAATAATGTGCTAGATTTACTAAAAGCTACGACTGAGCGCTGGCGCGAAATAGAGGAGAGACATGGTTGTACTGAGAACTTACAGGCCATCCATAGAGAAACGATAAAATACATATGTGGGAAGTGGCACGTAGAAGAAGACCTGTACGACAAATATTTGAATACTAATGTGTTGTGTGGTGGCTTATCTAATGATGTAGGAGAAGAGAATTTTTTATATGATTTTAAGCTAGAACAGGTCAAGACAGATAAAGAAATAGATGACGAGGAAGTGCGGGCCACTACACAATTGAACCAAGCGGGACTTGACCAGCTATTTGGTAACGTTGATGAAGACGATTTAACGGACGGGGAAAACTACCCAGGTGCATATGAATATGCCCTAGGGTTATCCCGGTCTTTGTTTTCAGGGACACACTTTTACCAGATATATAAGTCGGTACTCAAGACATTAGAACTCAACCGGTCAAACATCCGGTTCAGAGTGAAGGTGTTAGAGAGGAACGCAAACACGATAGACTATCTAAATGCAGTACAGAAAGGTACTCATAAGACCAGAGCTAGCACAACAAGGGTAATGTTAGCGAAAGCTTGTGGTATACCTTTAGTGTCTGTTTATGATGAAGTCTATAAGATAAAGGACTTGTTGGCTGCAGAGAAAGATCTTGACAAAGCGTTAATGATCTACTCTTGAGTTAACAAGTCTTGCGGAAC